AAATGGTAGAGAATTGTATGAAGATGCAGAGAAAGAGTTGGATGAAATAAAATCCAAGATGAGTATGGACTATGAATTACCACCCCTCGACTTTATTGGATAATGGCACTTAATCCTTTTTTCCTTCAGGGAGCACAATCTGAGCAAAGATTGATACAAGATCTCATTAATGAGCAACTGACAATTTATGGTGTCGAAGTTACATATATTCCAAGAAAATATGTAAGAAAGCAAACCATTATTGAAGAAGTACAGTCATCAAAATTTGATGATAACTTTGCCTTGGAGGCATATGTCAATACTTACGAAGGATATTCTGGTGCTGGAGATGTTCTTACAAAGTTTGGTGTCAGTTTGAGGGATGAGGTTGTTTTAACGATCTCGAAAGAAAGATTTGAGGATTTTATATCTCCATTTTTAGATGCTGATGATGACATTGAGTTAGCGACAAGACCAAGAGAGGGTGATTTAGTATATTTCCCATTAGGACAAAGATTATTTGAAATCAAATTTGTTGAGCATGAGAAACCATTTTACCAGTTAGGTAAAACTTATGTTTATGAAATTCAGTGCGAACTCTTCGAATATGAAGACGAAGTAATTGACACTGGTATCGAAGAAGTAGATACTCAGGTACAGGAAGAAGGATATATTACCACATTACAATTGGTTGGTGCTGGAGTTACAGCAACAGCAACAGCACAAATAAACACCGGATATGTAAGACAAATATTTTTAAATGATGATGGATCTGGATATACATCCACACCAACAGTTACCTTCAGCGGTGCTGGTGGAGGTGGGGTAGATGCCACTGCAGTTGCTTTGACAACTGAGAGAGCTGGTGTATATTCTATTGAGAGTATTGTACTCACAAATGCTGGTAATGGTTATACAGAAGCACCCACTATTACAATATCTGGTGGCGGTGGAACAGGCGCCGCTGCTACATGTAGCGTAGAAACAGGTCTGAACGGCGTAACTGCGATAAGTGTATCATTGGAAGGAAGAGGATATACAGAATCTCCAGCAATTACTTTTACAACAACTGCTGCAGAGGGTCAAACAGTTTCTACACCAACTGCTTCTGCTGTTATGAAAGAAAGTAATCAAGTTGGTCTTGCGGTAGATTCGATTAGAATAACAGATCCTGGATCTGGAATGGTTGGAATTGTTACTGTAAATATTGCTAATCCACCATTTATCAGTACAACTGGCAATTACAACTTCAATGAACTGGTCAATGGTTCTATCAGCGGAACGCAAGGTAGAGTCAAAGATTGGGATTTTGATACTAAGATACTCAAGGTATCAAATGTTGGTATTGGAACAACTGCAAAAGGATTTATTCCTGGAGAAATTGTTACAGGTGCGGCATCATCAACAGTATATTCAGTCGAATCCTTTAATAAAGATGATATATATGATGAATATGCCTCTAATGATGAAATAGAGACAGAAGCAGATTTAATTCTTGATTTCACACAATCTAATCCATTCGGTTCATACTAATGTTAGGAACATACTATTACCACGAAATTATCAGACGTACAATCATTTCGTTTGGTACAGTCTTTAATGATATTAATATCAGGCATAATAATAAAGATGGGCAAAGTATAAGTCAGATGAAAGTTCCTCTGGCATATGGTCCTGTACAAAAGTTTCTTGCAAGATTAGAACAGCAGGCTGACTTAAATAAAGCAGTTCAGATTACACTGCCAAGAATGTCGTTTGAGATGAACTCAATCACATATGATCCAACTAGAAAGACTGGTATTACTCAGACCTTTAAAGCAGTTGGTAAAGACGGTAAAATGAAAAAAGTCTTCATGCCCGTCCCATATAATATTGGATTTGAACTCAATATTCTGACAAAGTTAAATGATGATTCACTTCAGATTATTGAACAGATTCTACCATATTTCCAACCATCATTTAATTTGACTGTTGATCTGGTAGATGCAATCAACGAAAAGAAAGATATTCCTGTTGTATTAGATAGTATTTCTTTCCAAGATGATTATGAAGGAGATTTCTCCGCACGCCGTGCCTTAATATATACTTTACAGTTCACAGCAAAAACTTATTTGTTTGGTCCTGTTGCAGAATCTTCAGAAGGTCTTATCAAGAAGGTTCAAGTCGATACTTATGCAGATACAAATACTCAGACTGCGAAGCGCGAAGTAAGATATACCGTTACTCCAGACCCAATCACTGCTGGACCAGAAGATGATTTTGGATTCTCTGAGACTACTTCTTTCTTCAGTGATTCTTCTACTTATAGTCCCACAAGACAGGAAGATCTTAAGTAATGTCCAATTTTGACCCTATTGATGAAGCTTTGAATATCTCTAGTGATATTGTGGAAGTCGAAAAGGCACCTATTAAAAAGGAAAAACCACAAGTCGATGATATTAAAAAAGATTATGAGTATACTAGAGCAAATCTTTATTCATTAATCGAAAAGGGTCAAGAAGCAATCAATGGTATCATGGAACTTGCAGGCGAAAGCGCAAGTCCCAGAGCATATGAAGTTGCTGGTCAGTTAATCAAGAGTGTTGCTGATACAACTGATAAGTTAGCAGACTTACAGAAGAAAGTAAAAGACTTGGAGGATGAATCCACTAAGACTACAAATAATAATGTTACTAACAATGCATTGTTTGTAGGGTCTACATCTGAACTGTCTAAATTATTAAAACAGGGGTTCCTAAATAATAATGAGGATTCTTAGTATCTAAGATGAATGAATCGAAAAGTGGTGATAGTTCTTTGCGTGACTGGTTTGGCAAGAGTCGGTCTTCTGATGGCAAGCCTGGTTGGGTTCAGTTGGGTGGCAAATACGCAGGTAAACCCTGCGCCAGACAACCTGGACAGACCACTAAACCAAAGTGCGGATCTTCAAAAATGAAGAGAAATCTTGATAAGGACGAAGAGCAAGCAGCATTTCGTCGTAAGCAACGTCAAGATCCAAATCCAGATAGAAAGGGGAAGGCAATCAACGTGAAGACAGAATCATATGTAGCAGGAAAACCTGCAGAAAAATTAGATGCTGTAACTGCAATTCCTAAAAAGGAACAAGATGCAGCGAGAGAAAGACTTTTAGCGAAGGCAAAAGCAAAGCGTGAGTCAATGAAAGAGGGGAAGGGTGAAAAGGACGCTTGTTACCATAAGGTTAAATCTCGTTATTCTGTATGGCCTTCTGCTTACGCCTCAGGTGCTTTGGTCAAGTGTCGTAAAGTCGGTGCTGCTAACTGGGGAAACAAAACTAAGAAAGAAAGTTTTGAACCACAAGCAAAAGAAGGCATCACTTTCCAACAGTTCCACGAAAAGTGCTGGAAAGGATATGAGAAGAAAGGAATGAAGACAATGTTTGGTAAGAGATATCCAAACTGTGTCAAGAAAGAATCTTATGAGATTGACACAAAAAAGCATAGAGCCGCCCAAAGGGATGCGAAGATTGGCAACTTAGCTAGAAATACTTCAAATCCTGGAGAAAAGGCGGCTGCTGAGAAGAAGTCAAAAGGACCAAAGATGTTTGGTGAAGACTGGCAGAAAGTCAACAAGTCCGATAAGACTGATGGCATGAGTCAGAAAGCAGTAAATGCTTATCGTCGTGAAAATCCAGGTTCTAAACTGAAGACTGCTGTAACAGGTAATCCTAAGAAAGGAAGTAAGGACGCTAAGAGGAGATCAAGTTATTGTTCTCGCTCTGAAGGTCAAAAGAAGATGCACAATATTGATTGTACGAAAACTCCAGATAAAGCAATTTGTAAAGCCCGTAAACGTTGGAAGTGTTGATTTGATTTTGTATGAGTGATCAGTATCTTGGTAATCCTAATCTAAAAAAGGCAAATCAATCTATATCCTGGACTAAGGATCAGATTCTTGAATTTGTCCGTTGTAAAGAAGATCCAGTTTATTTTGCGAGACGATATATTAAAATCGTTTCTCTTGATGAGGGACTTGTCCCATTTAACATGTATGAGTTTCAAGAAAAACTGATACGTAACTTCCATGAGAACAGATTTAATATATGCAAGATGCCTCGCCAAACAGGTAAGTCTACTACTTGTGTATCATATCTTCTACACTACGCTGTTTTTAACGATAATGTTAACATCGCAATCCTAGCAAACAAGGCATCAACTGCTAGGGACTTGCTTGGAAGATTACAACTTGCATATGAGAACTTGCCTTCTTGGATGCAACAGGGTATCATATCATGGAATAAAGGTTCACTAGAACTAGAAAATGGCTCAAAAATTTCGGCAAACTCTACTTCTTCATCTGCTGTCCGTGGTGGATCGTACAATGTCATCTTTCTTGACGAGTTCGCATTCATCCCGAACCACATCGCTGATGACTTCTTTGCCTCTGTTTATCCTACTATTTCTTCTGGTCAAAGCACCAAAGTAATTATTGTATCAACGCCTCGCGGTATGAATCATTTCTACCGCATGTGGCATGATGCAGAAAAAAATAAAAATGAATATGTGCCAACTGACGTTCATTGGTCAGAGGTTCCTGGTAGAGATCAAGTTTGGAAAGAACAGACAATTGCCAACACTTCTGAACAGCAATTTAAGGTTGAGTTTGAGTGCGAATTTCTAGGATCTGTTAATACCCTTATTAATCCAGCGAAGCTAAGAAATCTTGTTTATGAAGAACCAATTAAAAGAAATGCTGGATTGGATATCTACAAGAAGTCCAAACCAGAACATAACTACCTTGTTACTGTTGACGTTGCTCGTGGTTTGGGGAACGATTATAGTGCGTTTGTCGTCTTTGATATTACAAACTTCCCATATCAGGTAGTTGCCAAATATAGGAATAACGAAATAAAACCGATGTTGTTCCCAAATATTATCCAACAAACAGCGAAAGCATACAATGATGCTTGGGTGCTAGTAGAAGTCAATGATATTGGAGAGCAAGTAGCAAGTATTCTCCACTATGACTTAGAGTATGAGAATATGTTGATGGCTGCTATGAGAGGTCGTGCTGGTCAAGTGGTTGGTCACGGTTTCTCTGGTAAGAAATCGCAGATGGGTGTAAGGACAACTGCACAAGTCAAGAAACTTGGTTGTTCTAACCTAAAGACACTGTTAGAAGATGATAAGATTATCACAACAGATTATGATATTATTTCGGAACTTACAACTTTTGCTCAAAAACACAATTCTTTTGAAGCAGAAGAAGGTTGTAATGATGACCTTGCAATGTGCTTGGTTATTTTTTCTTGGTTAGTAGCACAAGACTACTTCAAGGAGATGACTGATAATGATGTAAGAAAGAGAATATATGAAGAGCAGAAAAATCAGATTGACCAAGACATGGCACCCTTTGGATTCTTAGATGATGGTATCAATGATATAACTGGATCATTTGTAGATAATCAAGGAGATAGATGGCACGCTGATGAATATGGTGATAGATCCTACATGTGGGATTATTATTAATGGACTTCGA